TTTGCGTGATAACTACCGGCGGATGATGAACGATGTAAGCGATCACGTCAGCACGGGTAGCTGCAAGACATATGATGAATACTCTAAATGCTGCGGGATCATTGAGGGTCTTGCTATGGCAGAGAGAGAACTTCTGGATCTGAACGAAAAGATTGAGAAGGCATAGTTCTCCGCGTATTGCGGTGCAAGGTGACTCTGGACACCATCTTCCAGTGCGAAAGGAATAGATATGAGCGAAGCTGCTACGGTTGAGGTTGGTTCTGTTGAGGCGGATACAAAGCCTTCTCAGTTACCTGAGCCTACTGGATACAAGATATTAATCGCGCTGCCTGAAGTTGATGAAAAGACAGAGGGCGGAATCATTAAGGCACAAGAAACAATGCACCTTGAAGAGGTGGGTTCCATTGTGGGATTTGTGATGAAGCTTGGCCCGGATGCTTATGAAGACAAAAAGAAGTTCCCTAACGGTGCTTATTGCAAGGAAGGGGATTTTGTTTTGATGAGATCTTATTCTGGCACTCGGTTCTCGATACACGGGAAAGAGTTCAGGCTGATTAATGACGATAGCGTTGAGGCTGTTATTGACGATCCAAGAGGCATTAGGAAGGTATGAGCGAAGAACAAACCCAAGAGACAAGTAGTGAAGACAAGTTCTTTGGCGTTAAGACCCAGATTGGCAAGAAGTCCGAGCCTGCTCCTGTTGAGGAAGCTAGTGACATTGAGGTCAAGGTTGTCGATGATACTCCGCCAGAGGATAGGAACAGACCTAGCTTTAGTGATGACACCCCGGCTGATGACGGTATCACTGAGGATGAGCTGAAAAGTTATACTGGGTCTGCTCAAAAGAGAATAAATAAGCTGCGGGCGATTAACAACGATGATCGCCGGAAGCGAGAGCAAGCTGAAAAGATGCGCGACGAAGCTGTTCGTGTAGCTCAAGAGCTTGTCGAGAAGAACAAGAACTACCAATCTATGATAGATCGTGGTGAGTCTGCTCTTCTTGATTCTGTGAAGCAGAAGGCGAAAGCTGACTATGAATCTGCCAAGCAGAACTATAAGACGGCTTATGAGGAAGGCGATACTGAAAAGATATTAGCCACTCAAGAAGCTATGAATCTTGCTCACTATGAGCTTAAGGAAGTTGAGAAGAAGGAACAGGGCAGGCAGTTTGCTCAAAAGGCTAGGGAAGCTCAGGCTAAGTATCAGCCTCAGCAACCAGTTCAACAGCCAGCCCCAGAGCCTCAGCAACTTTCTCAAAAGCAAATTAGCTGGAAGGAAAACAATCCTTGGTTCATGCATGATGATCACAAGGATATGACTGCCTTGGCGTATGGCGTTCATGAAAAACTGATACGCGACGAAAGGTTAGATCCTAACAGCGATGAGTACTACAATAGGATTGACGCAACGATGCGTCAGAAGTTTCCTGAATACTTTGGTGAAGATGCTCGTTCTGGGAGCGAAGCTCCATCTGCACCAAGTAGGGCAAACGTGGTGGCCCCAGCCAATAGAAATAATGGCGCAAAACCACGCACAGTAGAGCTATCTCCTAGTCAAGTCGCCCTCGCAAAGCGTCTTGGACTCACTAACGAGCAATACGCCAGACAACTCATGAAGGGGTAAATAATGGCTGAACAGCGCACACCACGCTCTGAAGAGAGCAGAGAGAATGAAACTAGAACGTCCGATGCTTGGACTCCGGCTTCAGTATTACCTGTTCCTGCACAGAAAGACGGTTGGGTATTCAGATGGATACGCACAAGCGTTCTGGGACAATCGGATAATACTAACGTATCTCAGAAGATGAGAGAGGGCTGGGTTCCAGTTAAGGCTAGTGATCATCCAGAGATGCAAGTCATGTCTGATATCAACTCACGATTTGAGGGCAACATCGAAGTTGGTGGCTTGCTCCTTTGTAAGGCTCCGAAAGAGGAGATGGACAAAAGGGCGGCTTACTACCAGCAGATGGCGTCATCTCAGATGGAGTCTGTGGACAATAGTTTCATGAGAGAAAACGATCCTCGTATGCCTCTGTTAAAACCAGATCGCACCACGAGGACTCAATTTGGTAAAGGCTGATTCCATTAGGTTCGGCCTTAAACAATCGAGGTGATTATCGATGGCTGCAACCGCAACCCCTATGGGAGCGGAACCAGTTGGCACTTTGTCTGCCAGCGGTTCTTTCTCCGGCAAGGTTCGGCATATTAAGATAGCTAGTGGTTATGCTACTAATATCTTTTATGGCGACTTTGTAAAAATGGTAGCTGCTGGTGTTATTGAGAAAGACACAGGCACTGCTACTTTAACTCCTGTTGGTGTATTTATGGGCTGTGCTTACACAGATCCCAACACTAAGCAGAAAACTTTTTCTCAAATGTGGCCCAGTGGTACAGTGGCCTCTGACGCAGTTGGGTATGTTATTGATGACCCAGATGCTGTTTTCAGGATGCAGAGTGATGAGTCTTTGGCTCAGACCGATCTTGGTAACAACATTGGTGTAGTCCAGACTGCTGGCTCAACTGATATTGGTCGAAGCAAAAATGCTTTGGATGGTTCAACCGCCGCAACAACTGCTACTCTTCCTCTGAGAATTGTAGAATTTGTTGATGGCCCAGATAGTGCAGTAGGTGATGCCTTTACTGACGCCTTGGTTTTCTTTAACTTCGGTGATCATCAGTATAGACAGTCTACCGGCACTGGCACATAAGGAGGTTTAGCAAATGGCTATCTCTAGAGCGCAAATGCTAAAGGAACTCCTGCCGGGGCTTAATGCTCTATTTGGTTTGGAGTACGAAAAGTACGAAGACGAACACACAATGATTTACGACAGTGAGTCATCTGAGCGTTCGTTTGAAGAAGAAGTCAAGCTGAGTGGTTTCGGCGCGGCTCCTGTGAAAGCTGAAGGTAGCGCAATCTCTTATGATTCCGCACAAGAATCTTTCACTGCCCGTTACAACCACGAGACCATTGCGATGGGATTCAGCATCACAGAAGAAGCTATGGAGGATAACCTCTATGACTCTCTGTCTGCTCGTTATACCAAAGCTCTGGCCCGAGGTATGGCTTACACGAAGCAAGTTAAGGCGGCTAACCCTCTTAACGATGGCTTCAACACTTACCAATCTGGTGACGGTGTAACGCTGTTCAATACAGCTCACCCGCTGGTAAACGGTGGAACTAACTCCAACCGTCCTACCGTTGCGGCTGACCTGAACGAAGTCTCTCTTGAGGACGCTGTGATTAACATTGCTGCGTACACTGATGAGCGAGGTCTTCTGATTGCTGCGCGTCCTCGTCGCCTGATTGTTCCGCCCGCACTGATGTTTGTTGCTACTCGCCTGCTGGAAACAGAAGGTCGAGTCGGTACTGCCGATAACGACATCAACGCACTTCGTAACAACGGTTCGATCCCAGAAGGCTACAGCGTCAATCACTATCTGACTGACAGCAATGCTTTCTTCATCATTACCGATGTTCCGAATGGCATGAAGCACTTCGAGCGTACTGCGCTTGAGACTTCAATGGACGGCGACTTCGATACTGGTAACGTGCGCTACAAGGCGCGTGAGCGTTATTCTTTCGGTGTCTCTGATCCTTTGGGCATCTACGGCTCCCCCGGTACTTCGTAAGTTGTACTGAGCTACCTTGCTGGGGGGTAGGTTTCTACCCCCTAGTTTTTTCCTGACTGCGAAAGCAGACCTAGCCAAGACAGGAGACTCATATGGCTACTACCACTTTCTCTGGCCCTATTAAGGCTGGAACTATCCGCGATGGCGCTTCCGCCAATGTTGGCTTTGTTGAGATGGCTCAGACCGCAGCGTGGTCTCAAGCTACAGCAGCCGCATCCACTGGGATTATTGTCCCTGCAAATAGCCAAATCACTGAGATTACTATGTACATCAATACCGCGTGTAATGGTGCATCACAGAATCTTAGCGTTGGCACATCTGCAACCTCCACTGAGTTGTTCACTGCTTTGGCGCTGACTACTGGCGCAAATGTAATCAAGCAGGGATCTACTGGAACTATCACTGACACTGACGCTTGGTTAGATGTTGGTACTAGTGACGTAACGATTTTTACCAAGACCAGCGCGGGAACTACTGGTCGTGGCTACATTACCGTTAAGTACATCCAGAACAACAACCTTGCATAATAATCGGGCGGGGTGACCCGCCCTTTATTAGGAGAAAGTAGATGGCAGATACTGTAACCAGCCAAACTATTCAGGACGGA